GCAATAACATAAAGTATGAAAGTATTATTTTTAGATCATGATGGTGTAATTTGTCTCTCCAATAATTGGGGTGGACGAACAAAGAAATGGGCGAAATATCGTTCTGAAAATCCTGAATCCTCCTCAAATCTAAAAGAGGGTCCGGTGTCTGTACGATTTGATGACTTTGATCAAAAGGCAATTAAGATCCTTAATGAGATTGTTGAAGAGACAGGATGTGAAATTGTGGTAAGTTCAGATTGGAAGCTACACGCAACTCTTGAAGAACTTGGTGAATATTATGAATTACATGGGATAAGTAAAAAACCAATTGCGTTAACACCAAATATACAAGATTGTAAAGTTCATGGTAATTTATTTATATGGTCACCAAGATGGGATTTAGAACAAACACGAACTATTGAAATCAGACAATATCTTCAGGATCATCCTGAGGTTACACATTGGGTTTCTGTTGATGATTTAAATATGGGTAAAATTGGTGAGGATTGGAAAGATGTATGGGCGATAGATAATTTTGTTTTAACGCCAAGATCAAATGAGGGAATAAAACAGAGCGGAGTTAAAGAAAAAATATTAAAGTTTTTGAAAAATGACTAAAAATATAGAAGAAGAAATGAATGAGTATCTTGAGTCCATTGGAGGACTTGAGAGTGGGTTTTTTACGGATAGACCACCAATTACTGATAGTGGTTTTTTTAGTGTTGGTTTGGGTTGGTACCCAATCATTAAAGATCTAATAGAAGATCTCATTAAACTTGGATGGAATAAACAATTGTGTCAGGTTAAAGAAAAATTTGGTGGATTACGGTTTTACATTAATGAGGGATCGGATGAAATACATAAAAGAATCCGACTTGCTGAAGATCAAAGTTATGAAATCTGTGAGATCTGCGGTGAAAAAGGGGAGTTAAGAACAAATATAGGTTGGTATAGTACATTATGTGAAAATCATTACAATGAAAAATATAAATCAAATATTCAAAAATAATAGACACCTGATGGATGAACCTGAAGTTATGGAGTTAATAGAGTATTGTAGAGAATTAGAAGGAGACGTTATGGAAGTGGAGATCAATAGACAATACGATAAAGAAGAAATCCTACATAACGTGGTTAAAGAAATCTATAGTAGTTGTCGGCAACTAATCAAAGATGAGGAAGATTCTGTTAGATTTGGTGAAACTCCGAGAGTTGATTTTGAAAAATCTATCACTAACCTTAAAGAGTATATTGAGGATATAAATAGAACATACAAGTTTGGGTTATGAAAAAGATAAGATTAAGTGAAAATTGTTTTGGTCCTGATGTTGAAATTGATGATGAGTCATTATTTATACATGAGTATGATAATAGAAATCCTGAGATGATTAGTGATTTACAAGATCAATTAATTGATAAATTAAAATCATTAAAAAACAATTTGGGAATGAGTGATTGGACTGAAATTACAATGATGGTTATTAATAGTGGTGATGAGTTTGAATATGATGTGGATAACTCAAAAGAATACGAACCTTGCGATCAGTGTGGTAATTGGAACCATAATCACATATATATAAAAAAAGATAAAAATGATGAATAAGATTATTATAATGGAAAAGGAACCGTACTTGGTTTCAGATGAAGAGATCCAATTAGGAGATGTTGCAATTGTAACGGTGGGCAATCAATACCCTTCAAGAGTTGTTTGTGAAAACGAAACGGTACTATCCTTAATAAAAGATCCAAAATTAACTCTAACTAAGAGTTATAAGTTGGTTGGTGAACCTGATAAAGTAAAATTACCTGAAGCCAGAATCAATACCATAATTGAGAATGGTGGTATATGTGATGTTATAATTGATGGTGCGGAACTTAAATTTACTACGGTATGATGTTAATAGAAGGTATATTACATTTGGTTGGGATTGGTTTTTTACTTATTGTTATGCCAATATGTTGGATTATAAAAAACTATAAAAATAAAAAATATGGTCATAGAAATTAATAATTTTTTATCGTACGAAGAATGTGATAATTTAATAAGTTTAGCCTCAGATATTTTTGATGAAGTTGGAGTTCTTGGTGAGAGTATTGAAGGGTATAGAGTTGCAAAAGGGGCTTGGTTAGATGAAGAACATGGGGATGTTGTTATAAAATATAGAGACCTTATTTCTGAGACGACCAAACTACCAAAAATTAATATGGAAAGTATTCATGTTGTTAAATATAGTGTTGGTGAAGAATATAAAGATCATCATGATTTTTTTCATCCTGGTGAAGAATACTATGAGGATGAGGTAAATAGAGGTGGACAAAGATTAAAAACGGCTTTGGTTTACTTAAATGATGATTTTGAAGGTGGAGAAACAAATTTCCCAAATTTAAATATTAAAGTTGATCCTAAAAAAGGTAAACTTGTATTGTGGGACAACATTAAAGATGATGGTTCTTTAGATTACGATAGCCTTCATGCTGGATTACCCGTAAAAAGTGGTTACAAGTATATTGCGGTAATTTGGATTAGAGAGAATGAATTTTATTAAAAATTTGTTTTATTTAAAAAATAATTACTATATTTGTCTAATAATATAATTTTATGGACCCAATCAAAGCAAATTTATTAAGTCAAACTTTGGAAATGACATACACCCAAGAGGCGGATTGTTGTACAACTGAGGAACAATATTTAACGATCAAAACAGATAATGGTGGTGGTGGTGATTTTTATGTCATTGAGACAAAAAGATGGGCATTTGATACTGTTGAAGAGATCATTGAATTATTAAATCAATTTAAAGAAAAACACCTTAAAATAAAAGAAGAAAATCTATGAAAAAGTTAATATTAATTACTTTAGTTGGGATAGTATTGTTTTCTTGTAAGAGAAAAGAATATAAATATGAAATTCACGGGAAAGTTTATATCCCAACCTCAGGGTTGAACCCAATGCATGATGCAATATGGTATACGGATACAATTAGTTTTGATGGTGACACATTATATTATTTTAATAGTGATGGGTCTGAAGTAAGAATTTATCCACCGTATATTTTAAAAGATAATTCAAAATGAAGATAGGAATAACTTGCTCCTGTTTTGATTTATTTCATGCGGGACACGTAAAGATGTTGGAGGAAGCTAAAACTCAATGTGATTATTTAATTATTGCGTTACAAACAGATCCAACAATTGATAGACCAGAAAAAAACAAACCAATACAATCGGTCGTTGAAAGATACATTCAACTTAAAGGTTGTAAATTCGTTGATGAGATCATACCATACGAAACTGAAAAAGATTTAGAAGATCTTTTTAACACATTAAAATTAGATGTTAGAATTATTGGTGAGGACTATAAGGGTAAAGATTTCACCGCAAAACAAATATGTTTAGATAGGAGTATTGTGTTATACTACAATGAAAGAAAACACAATTTCTCAAGTACAGAACTTAAAAAAAGAATAAACAATGGCAAAAATTGATGAACTAAGAAAAAAATACCCAAAAGTTAATAAATCTACGGGTGATAAATTTTTTGAGGGAGATAAAACACCAACCAAAAAATATCTTGAATTTATGTTTAAGATGTGGTCAACAAGAAATGAACGTCCAGTTGAGGGAGTATCGGCACCTCAGTATGTTAAAATAATTAATGAGTTTGATCAGTTGTTACCATATATTCAAAATAAAGACATTTATAGTAGTCAATATAAATCTATGATGCAGTTATTTAGGATAGTTGAAAATGCTAAAGCATTAAAAGAGGAAAATGAATTTATTCGTGAAGATCATATTGATGTTTTAATTGAAAATGATGATTATCTTTTAATTAGTCCTTTAACTTTAAAGGGATCCCTAAAATATGGTGCGGATACTAAATGGTGTACCGCCAGTAAATCAAGTTCTTATCAGTTTACAAGTTACACTAAAGACGGTTATTTGTTTTATTTGATCTCAAAAAAAGAAAGAGCTAAAAATTATAATAAGGTTGCATTTTATTCACGTAGTAAAAATGAACACTTGACCACATATTATACAATTTATAATCAAATTGATACTGAAGTTAATGAGCAAAAAGTTATTTTGAATGATTGGACTATGTTTGAACTATTTGAAATAATGGCTAAAATAAGAGTTTATACTTATGAAAAGTATATAATTGAAAAGGCTAAAACTGATGTTGAAAAAACTGTTAATGTTCTGAAATCAGTTAATTTAGATGAATTTTTACGACAAGTTAATTTGTTGGAGAAATACGGAGAAAGTGGGAAAATAGAAGGAAAAGATGAATTGGAAAAAGTAATTCAAACTTTAAGTAAAAAAACAGAAGATTTATTTGGTAAATCTAAAATTAATGTGTAGATTTGTCATTCACAAGTTAAATCATATAAAATAAATGAAGTAAATGTTTAAAACAGAAAAGTTAGGACTATGGGGAGTCATAATACTAACAACGATCTATCTCTATCTAATCAATTTATATTTTGAATATATCCTTAGTAGAGAGGTGGCAAGTGAAATCCAAATTGTTGTAAGTTTAGTAGCCTTGGCTTACACAATTTTTCAAGTAAAATTAATAGTAAAAAAGGCAGTTAGTTTATTTAAAAAAGAAGAAAAAAATGATTAGTATTGTATTATTTATTGTGTTTATTGCTATTGGGGCAATGATGTTTTTATCAGGTCGTGCAAATGACGATGACCGTAGAACTATAATGGGAATTGCCGTTGCGGTGATTGGAATTTTGGTTACAATATTCCAACCATATTCAATTGAAAAAATTGATTCGGGTCACAAAGGATTAAAAATTAATTTGATTGGTAATCAACGAGGAGTGTCAAGTTATCAATATAAGACAGGTTGGGTTTTTTATAATAGTTGGACAGAACAAGTTTTAGAGTTCCCAACATACCAACAACATATTGAATACGAAGATCAAGGTGTGATCCTAAAAGGTGGGTTCTCTGCGACTATTAAACCAACGTTCAACTATTCATTACGTGAAGATGCGATTGGAGATATGTTTGTTAACTTAAGAAAAGATATCAAAGAGATTGAACAAGGTTGGTTGAAAAATGCCATTATCGGAGCGGTTAATGATGTTGCTAATACATGGGAAGTAGATAGTATCTTTAATCACCGACAAGCATTTGAGGCGGCTATTGTAACCGAATGTAATGTACGTTTATCTAAGTGGTTTAATGTGTCTCAATTACGAACTAATATTATCCCACCTGATGCATTACAAGAATCTATTATAGCAAAAACAAAGGCAATCCAACAAGCGGAAGCATCAGAGCAACAAGCGATCGCTGCGATCTCTGAAGGTAGACGTAAGGTGGCTGTGGCACGAGCTGACTCGGCAGAAACTATCATCAACGCACAAGCGGCGGCATTGGCAATCAAAATTAAACAAAACCAATTGTCTCCATTGTATATTGAATATGTTAAGTGGAATGCTTGGGATGGGAAACTTCCTACAACAGTGGCTGGTGGATCAGGAACTTTATTAAACATTAAGTAATTCACTAATATTATAATTAAACCCCATCTTTTTTACAGGTGGGGTTTTTTATTTAAAAAACTTTTATTATATTTGTATTATGGAAAAAAGAAGTACACACTACGGAGACGTACAAAAATGGATTGAGAAAGTTATTGACTCTTGTGAGACATATGAACAAACTCGTTCAGCAAGAGTTTTAGTTTGGAATTTTGAAAAACAAATGATTAGAAATAAAGTAGATAGTGGTATTCTTTATACTATAGGACATTATTTACGTGACGTGATTAGTTACAAAGTTCAGGCAATACAAGGAAAATATTTAGAATCATAAAAAATAAAACAATATGGAAAATAAAATAGATAAGATCGCGATAGCAATTGGAATTGTTATTGGTTGTGTTTTAGGTAGTATCATGTCGTACTCAATGTTGAAGGAAGCTAAAAAATGTGAACTACTTGTTGAAGAAAATAAAATGTTGAGAGATATGCTCTATGAAGAGCAAAACGATGGTCAGTAAATGAAAGGTACGTTAATATATTTTGAACCTGATGAAGAAACAGGTTATAAAGGTAATTGGGTGATACAGATACCTACTGAAAAACCTTATAATAATATATTCTCACTTTCTGATGAAAGTGTGAAATGGATTAAAGAAAATAATCCACCAAAAAAAATTGATGTTGATTTTGTGGTAATTTGTGATTGTCATTATGATGAGGAAACAAATACTGCTAAACACGCATTAGTTGCCACAATAAAATAATAAATAAAAAATTAATGGAAAATTACGAAATACTTGAAAATGGTTTAATAAAACAAAAATCTATCGTTAATAAGATCCAAACGTATGATACAAAATATGTGGATGAAAGATATAATCAATACGGTGAAAAAGGACCTCAAATGGCTGGTATTCGACTTGGATATTTAGTTGGGACTTTAGGTTACTGGCCACAATCCATACTAGATATTGGATATGGTAATGGTGATTTCTTAAAGGTCTGTAAAGGTGTTATTGAGTCATATGGTAATGATGTTTCAGGATATCCTGTACCTGAAGGTGTTACATACACTGATAATATATTTGATAAACATTACGAGGTGATCTCATTCTTTGATGTATTGGAACATTTTGAGGAAATTGATTTCGTAAAAGATTTGGATTGTAATTACGTCTACATTAGTTTACCTTGGTGTCACAACTTTAGTGAAGAATGGTTTATGAATTGGAAACACAGAAGACCTGATGAACATTTGTGGCATTTTAATGAAAAGTCAATTGAAAACTTCTTCAATGAAATGGGGTATGACATGGTTGATTATTCAAATGTTGAAGATTTAATAAGAGTTTCTGGTGAAGAATATCCTAACATTTTAACTTGTATCTTTAAGAAAAGAAAATAATGGGAGAATTTGGAATAAAAGTTTCTGAGACATTTGGAGATACGATATATATGACACCTGTAATTGCTTACATGAGCAGGTGTCATAATAAAAAGTTTCATGTTGAGACAATGTTTCCTGATCTATTCAAAAACAATCCTTATGTGGAAAAAGTATATAACACCAAAAATGGTGAATTTTTTCCTGAAGATATAATCGTTTATGAAGCGAAACGAATATTTGAAGGGGATATGTTTAGGCAAAGAAAAATGCATTCAATTGACTTTTATTCAAGTAATCTTGGATTTATTTTAGCGCCTGAAGAAAAAACTTTATTATATTATCCTGATGAATTGGATATGGAGTTACCTGAAGGAAGATATGTTGTTATAAATCCTTCCGTTACAACTACTTGTCGTACATGGGATAAAGAGAAATGGGAAACATTAATAGATATGATCATCAGTACGGGTACAAAAGTTGTTGTTGTTGGTAAAGAAATAAATTACGACCATGAATTTAACAGAGGTGTTATGCGTGTTGGTGGTGATAAAGTTATTGATCTAATCAATAAATTAAATACCTCACAGTTATGGCATATAATTGAGAATAGTTTAGTGATATTTACGATGAACGCAGGATTATGGCCGTTCGCAGGTACAACAGATGCCAACATAATTGCAATGGGAAGTACAATTAATCCTTATTATCGGGCACCATACAGACATGGTAGACAAGATTATAAACATTATTTTGTTGGGGGTGAATGTAAAATATTTTGTCATACTGACATGAAGTATAATTCAAGTGGGGATATTAAAGTTACTGGAGGTTTTCCAATAGCAAAATGTTTTGAAAATAAACCAACTTATGAGTGCCATCCAACGCCAGAAAATGTATTTAAAACATTTTTAAATTTACTTGAAAATAAAAATTAATAATGAGATACGGATTTAAAATAGAAGGTTGTTTTGGTGATGTGTTATATTCAACACCTGTGTTAAGATATTTGAGTGTGTGTCATAATGATAAGATAGATGTTGAAACTAATTTCCCAATTATCTTTAAGAACAACCCATATGTTGGTAAAATATATGACACTAACCAAAATGAATTTTTACCTGGTGGTCAAGAATTTTATGATTGTAATGGTCATAATTTTGAGGATGTTCAAAAACAAATTAGAAAAATGCATCTCACCGATTATTGGTCAACTCATTTGGGTTTTATTTTAACGCCAGAAGAAAAAACAATTAATTTTTATCCGGATCCAATTGACATTGACTTACCTGAAGGTGATTACATTGTAATAAGTCCGTCAAAAACTTGGGAATGTAGAACGTGGGACAAAGAAAAATGGGAAAAGTTAACTGAAATGATTTTAAAGTTAGGGATAAAAGTTGTTGTTACTGGTAAAGATATAAGTTATGGTGATGATATAAAAAGCTCTATAGAAATTGACAATCCTAATGTGATAAATTTGATAAATAAATTAAATTTGTCTCAGTTATGGCATTTGGTTAATAATAGTTTGGTTACCATAACTATGAATGCTGGTTTATTACCTTTTGCTGGGACTACAGATGTAAATATTTTGGAATTAGGGGGAGCAATTAATCCGGCATATAGATCCCCATTTAGGAATGGATCGCAGGAATATAAACACAAATTTGTTGGGGGTTCTTGTAAATTATTTTGTCAGTCAGATATGAAATATAATGTGATTGGAGATCAAAAAATTACAAGATGGAATAGTTTTGCAGCACCGGCTTGTTATGAAAAAAAACCAACATATGAATGTCACACATCAGTTAATGCTGCTTTTAATGGGGTTTTAGAGTTTTTAAAAATGAAAAATAAATGATAAATCTAAAAGATTATAAAATCATAAAATATAATTACGTTTTATCTAATGAGGAATTAACAATTCAGTTATGGGATAAAATGAATTTTGAGGAAACTAGATGGGCGGTTAAACTAACTTTGGAAGGTGTGAATGATTCTTCTTCAGGTGATCAATATCCTGCTTGGGATATGTTCTTTCTTGAAACAAAATTGGAGGAAAAGATTAGTAATGTACTTTTTAAATATAATATTGAATACGTTATTGAGGATTTAACTGAAGAATTGTTAAAAGATGATACTGTATTAACCGAAGAGTTATTAGATAAAATTGAATACTTTTTAGAAAAAAATTTAACCGTTGATGAAGTATTAGATAATATAATTGATGTTGGTATTGAAAATATTAGTATCTTTGAAAAATACTATTTGAAAAAACAAAATAATGAATAACAAAGAGAAAATTGTAAAGAGGTTATTATTTGAAATAATTGATAAAATGAGTAAAGACGCTGATGTTTATCATAATAATGGATCTTTATGGTTAATTCATACTGATGATAGAAAATGGATCGTTGAGTACACAAAAGAACGAACATTGTGGTTTAATTATAATTTTTTTAGATCTGCCTTTAAATTTGTTTCTTTAGATATTAATGATAAAAATGAATATGTTACCGAATGGTTTGAGTCAAGATTTTTGAATATGAATAGGGTAAAACACATTTTAGATGTGTCAAATCCTAATCCACCTGGTGTTGAAGACACCATTCAAAATGGGGTGAAACGCACCAAAACACTAAATTTGAAAATAGAAGAATCTGTTGAAGACACCATTGAAAATGGGGTGAAACACACCCGGCAATTTGCTGCAAATAAACACTTCGCGGTTGAAGACACCATTGAAAATGGGGTGAAGAACACCAGTTTTTATTACGATGGATATAACCAATATGTTGAAGACACCATCCAAAATGGAGTTAAACGCACCGTACCTGAATCAATTGCCGATTCATTCGCTATTGAAGATACCATTCAAAATGGTGTGAAAGAAACTAATCCTACAAATTTTGCTGCCGTTGATGAGGCAATTCAAAATGGGGTGAAGGACACCAAAACCTCGATGTCATACCAAACGTTTTCAGTTGAAGATACCATTCAAAATGGTGTTAAGGATACCAAACCAATGGATGAGTGGGTAAATGCTGAAAGTATTGTTGAAGGTGTAATGGAGTATGGTGTTAAAGAACTACAACCACTACCGGCACAAGATGGTAATATGGATTGGGGTAATTACTATCGCGGAAAAGAAGATAGGACAAAACCATTTAATGAATATCTTGATGAAGCAATTAGATTTGGTGTTAAAGAAGTTATTGAAGAAAATCATCACAGAACAAGAGAAGTTGTTGTAACAATAAAAGATGGTGTAAAAGAAACTCACCAAGATTGTTCAAATAACATTGCAAGAGTTGAAGGTATAATTAGAGTTGGGGAAAAATTAGATTAAGATGGGATTTGATAAAAAAATAATGGAATTAAGTAGAACTATCTATCAAACATCTGTCATGTCTCACGGAACAAAAGCAGATCCAACAAAACAGATTGATAAGATCCGTGCTATGATTAGAGAGTTTATACGAGTTGAGGTGGTTCCATATGAATTAACTAATCAGGAAAAACTATCATTCATTTTAAAAAATGAGGCAATGATTAATAGTGCGGTTATGGGTGGTCATCAACCAACAAATCAAGATGAATACCAACCTGTTAGAAATAAAATAAAACAATACAGAAAAGAATTGGGGTTGATATAATGAAAAAAATTGATTATTATAAACTTGTTTATGAGATGTTGGATAAACTATACGAAAATCAGGGTTTTAGTGAGTGGTATGATAGTTTAGATGATGATCAGGAGAATAAAATAAATGATGATCTTATTGAAATAGTAGAAAGAAGAATTAATAAAAATAAAATAGGAGATGGAGGAAAAATTAAATAAGTTACACAATCAATTAGAAGATTTTGAAAGCGTTAGATACCGAATGGGTGCTGAAGGATTTCATTATTGTTTTGAAAGTTACTCAAGTTTTGAAGAAATTGAGGATGATAAATTTCACGATTTAAGAAATGAATATCTCAGAGTGAGTAAAGAGTTGGAGAACTATGTGAAAAATAAAATTCATGAAATAGAAACTGAAATTGCGATCAATGAATATGAGTAGTACATTTGAGGAAATCTATAATGAGATTGTTGAGAGTTCCCGTGGTAATTTAACAAACGAAGAATATAGAGAATTAATCACACTTGAATATGTTGTAACTCAAGGGTATGATAAAGTTGGTGATCTTGAAAGATTAAATGAATTAAGAAGTAAGAAACGATGAAAAAAATTTATATATTTTTTTGGTGGGTATGGAATTACCCTGAAATAGTTTGGATGAAAATTAAATCAAAATTTGAAAGATGACGGAAGAAGAAAAGGATAACAGAATAAAAGAACTTGAGGAATTTCTTGAAGAGGTTATTGAACATCCTTATATGTATGGGTCACACATTTGGGAAGAAGGATGTAAATTATTAAACAAAGATGAAGATGAACAAACTAGATAAACAATACCAAGAATTACTCCAAACCATATTGGATTACGGAGTTGAAAAGAAAGACAGAACAGGTACAGGAACCAAAAGTATTTTTGGTTATACCATTCGTCATAATATGCAAGATGGATTTCCAGTTCTTACAACCAAGAAAATGGCTTGGAAACAAATTGTAACTGAATTATTATGGTTTTTAAGAGGAGATACCAACATTAAGTTTTTAGTTGACAATGGTTGTCACATTTGGGATGGTGATTGCTTTGCCAATTACATTAGAAATTTTTCTAAATATGTAGATTCATTACCTGAAAATGGTGAAGCAGAATTTATTATTAACAAAGATAAGTTCATCAACAAAATCAAAACAGATGATGAATTTGCAAAGAAGTGGGGTGAATTAGGTCCTGTGTATGGTAAGCAATGGAGACATTGGACGGTATCCACAAATGACGAGTTAGATCCTAATCGAAAAATACCTGGAGGGTACAGATACAGCAATGGAGAATATACGGAAACCTACATAGACCAAATCGCAAACCTAATCAACGACCTTAAAACAAACCCAGACAGTAGACGTTTGATGGTAAATGCTTGGAATGTTGGAGAGATGGACCAAATGACTCTTCCACCTTGTCATTATGGATTTCAAGTTTATACAAGAGAGTTGAGTTTGAATGAGAAATGGGAACAATATACTAAATCAGGACTAAATATAGAAATAAATGGAACACCATTAGAATTAAAACATATGGGAACTCCATTCTATCCTAAATTATTACCACAACGAGCAATCTCTTTAATGTGGAATCAACGTTCAGTAGATACTTTCCTTGGTTTACCATTCAACATCGCGTCTTACGGATTATTACTTACAATCTTGGCAAAAGAAGTGAATATGGTTCCTGACCAATTGATTGGAAACTTGGGTGATACTCATTTATACTTAAATCATATTGAACAGGCAAAAGAACAGATTGGTAGAGAACCATTTGAGTTACCAACACTAAATCAGTTCCCAACTTATGAAGGATCAAGACCAAGTATTGAATCTTATGTTGTTGGTGATTTTACACTAAAAGATTATCAATCACACCCCTCTATTAAAGCACCACTATCAAATTAAAATTATGAGAACAAACACACCGTGGGATGACCCACAATTATCAGACGGAGATTTCCCGTCAAACCAACCTAAGTTTAGAGTTGGGGACAAAGCAATTAAAGTAAAAGGGTATAAGTTCCCATGTACAATCGTATCGGTATTCCAAACAGTGGAAGGAAATGTACGAGTTGTAGGTGAGATGGATGAATACGGATTATTACATATTTTTAACGAAGAACAATTAGAAAAAACAAATTAAGATGGATTACGGAAAAGAGTTTAGAAGTTTTGCAAAGAGCAAAGGAATTAATTCACTGGTATTAGATCAGTTTGAAAATGGTTTAACACCATACATTTTGGAAGAACGAGAAATGAGAGCAACGCAAATGGATATTTTCTCCAGATTGATGCGTGATCGTATCTTATGGGTATCAGGACCTGTTAATCAATATATGTCTGATATTGTTCAGGCTCAATTATTGTTTCTTGATTCTGTTGAGAAAAAAGATATCACATTATACATTAATTCACCTGGTGGATCTGTGTTATGTGGGTTAGGAATTGTTGATCTTATGAACTTTGTAAATTCAGATGTGGCGACAACAAACATTGGGATGTGTGCATCAATGGGATCGGTATTATTATCTGCGGGAGCAAAAGGAAAACGATCATCTTTGATTTATTCAAAAGTAATGACACACCAAGTGAGTCATGGTACGCAAGGTAATGTTCAGGATACACGTATTAATCAAATGGAAGCGGAGAAGTACAATTATGTATTATTCAAAATGATTGCTGAAAATTGCGGTAAATCTTTTGAAGAAGTGTTGGAGTTTTCAAGACGAGATCGTTGGTACAATTCTGATGAAGCATTGGCATTCGGTTTAGTTGATGAAGTTATTGGAGCGGATAAAAATAAATCTATAACACAAATGTTAGAAGGATTTGATGATTACTACCAAAAAGAAGTAATGACTAAATGATTATGGAACCAACCCAAGAAATATTCAATGAAATGAGAAAAGCCGCAATCTCAATTTGGAGAGATTGTGATAATAGATTTGGATATGCAACAGAAAAAATTAAAAGAGTAAATTCAATAGAAAATGTGTCAGACAATGCGATGGTATTCTATCGTATGTTTGACCATTGGAATAAACAATTAATGGTCTCCAAATTAAGTGAGGAGGCAATAAACTATATTAATAGTAATAAATAATGAGTGAAAAAATTATATTAAAAGAAACGGTAAGTAAAGAAAAAGTTCAGGTTGATAAAACCCCTAAGAAAAAATATTATAAACCTAGAAAGAAAAAAGAGGATGGTGATTTAAATCACGAAATTCAAAATTCTGAAAAACCATTTGTTGCTCAAAATGATTTTAAAATGACTAACACAGTTGGTAGATATTCAATCGGTGGAGGGAAAAAGTTTTCTATTTATTTGGATAAAAAACCAAATTGGTTACATAGAAAATGTATGAAATTATTTTTAGGTTGGACTTGGGAAGATAATAAGTAAAAATAAAAAGTAAATAAAAAATTAATAAATTTTATTGTCTTTGGGTTTTTTATGATATTTATGAATATCAAATTAACCTTTAAAAACAATATTAATGTCTAAATTATTAAAAGTATTATTTACTTTATTTTTATTATCTCCGTTATTTGTGTTTTCACAAGTTCCTGCAGCACCATCTAATGGTTTATGGGGAATTATTGCATCACAATATCAAGTCGGAACAACGGCTCAAGGAACTACTACAGCCAAAATTACATTACAAAATACGACCCTTACAAAATTTGCGGGGGTCCAATTCAGGGTCTTCTACGATAAAGTTGCCTTTACAAACGCAACTGTATCGTTGATAGGTTCAACAACTAACTTAGATCTTCAATCTATAACCAATACTGCAAATGGTTATATAACTGTTACTTTAAGTTATACAGGTCCAAGTGCAACGTACACAATTGCAAATGGTGAAAGATTTTTAATCACTTTTACTCACGCACCTGCCGCTACGTTCAACAACTTAGCTTCCATCAGTAACTTAACATGGACAGGGGTTCAAACATTCACACCATATGCGGCAAAACAAGATGGTATGGACACTACGTTAAGTGTTCATAACTACGGTGGTGTATTCACTCCTGTAAACTTTGCTTACAACGGAACATTTACAAACGTAACTGGTACGGCAGCAAAAACATTACACTTGGCTTTGGAAAGAAGACCATTCGGTGGGAATACTTGGACACAACACTCCACATATGTTACAGATAACAACGGCGCCTTTGCTATTTCAGTTCCTTTAGATACTACTTATTGGGATGTGCGTTTAGCGGTTAAAGGAGACACTATGGGAGTTGGAAACATTATCTCATCAACAGATGCTCAGTTAATCAATCAATGGGTATTGGGTAACGGTAATATGACAGGATTTGACTACTATACTGCAGATGTTAATGGTTCAAACAACACAACTATCTCTGATGTATGGGGTGTGTTTGGTAGAGTATCGGGTAGATTTACACAATGGCCTAACAACATAGAAGATGTTAAATTCTTCACGGCTTCTGAATACACAACAATCAACGGTTCAGCAACCAACTACACGTCAACTATCGCAGGTGTAACTAACTTCACATTTGAAATTTTACCGGGTCAACCATCCTCTGTAACATATTATGTAATGGTACCGGGTGATGCGAATGGAACAGGTTATAACATGGCTCGTGTAACTCCAATTGAAGTATTGGTTGGACCAGCACCTGGATTACAAAATCAAATCTATAATGTTATTGACACAAAAGTAGAATATGATTTTCCAACACAATCTATTGAAGTAAATGTACCAAACATTTCAGTACAAGCAGGTAACTTAGTTGAACTTCCTGTGACTCTTAAAACTAATGGTATTGAATTAAGTTCATTACAATTTGGTTTAAAATATGATGATACCTTATTACAATTTAAAGGTGTTATTTCATCTGCGGGAGCAATGAAATGGTTGACATACATTAACCCTAATGATAGTGAAGTTGATTGGGGTGGTTTTGATCCTACAAATAACACTAATACATTAAAAGATGGTGATCAAGTAGTTACATTACAATTCATAGCGTTACAGCCACAAAATTTATGGGAAGCAAGTCCTTTATATACCACAAGAAAATTTGCCGGAAATACATACTCAAGTGATTTAACATTGACTCCGACAAATGGAATTCTTCAAGTATTAAAAATGGAAGGTGGTGAAATATTAAGTGGTAATAATATGGAGGTATATCCTAACCCATATCAAGATGAAGTTACAATCACATTTAAAGTTGAAGAAACAACAAATGCTACATTATCTGTGTATGATTTGGTTGGTAGAAAATTAGTTACAATCTTAGATACACAAATACCTGATGGAATTTATAACTACACTAAAAATTTAGGGGAATTAAAACCTGGTGTATATATAGTGAAACTTTCTGTTGAAAATGGAACACCATCATTTGAGAGAATAGTAAAACAATAAACAAATAAAATAACAAAAATGTCAGAAGAACAAACACAAGAAACGAACGACGGAACTTGGTCAGGATTGAAAAAAACAATCATTGGAACATTAACAACTGTAATTGCTGGTGGTGGAGTATGGGTTAGTACGTTAATATTTGGTGGGGGAGATGAACCTGCTGAAGAAACAAAAACAGAACAACCTGCAAGTCAACCTGTAATTAATCTTAATGTACAGCAAAATCAAGAAAATAAACAAAAAACTGAGAACAATAACGGTGGTGGTGTAGTTCGTGAGAGAATTATCGAAAGACCGGCACAACAACCGCAAGCACAACCTGAAAAACCAAAAAAGGTTGAGGAAGAATCTTGGTAATAAACAATTAAAATAAAATGAAAAAAATGTCATTCTTAAAAAATTTATTAAACAGTGGATCAAATGAGTTTACGAAAGTAGAAAACTCACAACGTTTTAACTTTATGTTACAACAAATGCAATCAAACAGATGGAAGATCACACTTATCATCTTATTAACATTTTTCTTTATCATCTTCGGTATTGTGTTATCGGTTATGTTTAAAGCATCGATCCAAGAATCTTGGAAAGAATTGTTATTGTTACTTTTAGGTGCATTCGTTGGTAACTTAAACAAAGTAATTGACTATTGGTTCTCTAATGAGGATAGAGATAAAATGTTAGTTCAAAAAATGGACGAGGAAGATAACTCATCTGAATCTGATGTAACAGAAATCTAATATGAAAAGAATAGTATTCATACTTTCAATATTCACATTATTTAGTTGTAAAACTTTACAAGCCCAGCCCCCACAAAACAGTGGGGGTATTGGTTCTGTAAAAACTGAACAATATCAAGCTGAATTTGAAAAGAAACAATCAATTACAGATGTTGCCGAATACACTGATACAATACAAGTTCCTATCCAATTGTTAAAGATTGGTATTAACGAAGAATTGTATGAGTTATATCCTGAACTTAAAGACAAACGAGTTGGTTTGGGGGTAACAAACATTGTAATTGAGTATTTGGAGTATACGGGTAGATTTGTATTTACCGAAGAAAAGGAGGACATCAAACAACGAATGATTGCTCAGGACAAAGCATCTGACAAAGGAATTTCGGTTAATAAAATTGATGTGAAAGGAAATGTAATTTTAGCAAAATATTTTGTGTATATTGAGGTTTATGACTTTAGTGTTTCGGAAGATGAAGTGGTAAAAGTTAATGGGCAGCAGACAACAACACAAACAACAAGATTAGGATTACAAATTAAATTTGTAGATGCTGAGACAAGTCAAGTGATCGTTGGATCTGGATTAGGTGAGGCAAGTACAGTAAAAACCTCAACTATCTTGGGGGACATCTCAGACGATGTTAAATTCAACCAATCAACAATTGGTATAACAACAAAGAAGGCGTTGGAAACCGCATCTTCAAGGGTAGTGACACGACTTATTACAAAAGGTGTCTTTAAAAATTGAGATTAAATGTATTCATACTATTGTTCTTTTGCGTGTTTGGGTTCCTAAACCTGAACGCGCAAACTTACAATTATAGTTACTCTGATCCCTGTACAGGGAATGTTAAAACGATAGTAGTACCAATTAATGGAAACGTAACAGTTTCGTACTACGGATCAATCGGGTCGTTTAGTCAAAACGATTTTACAAACGGAACATTTGATGCTTGGACTAATAACATATTTTCACAATATGGTACGAATAGTCCTTGCTCTGAAATAGTGGGGTTAGGGACTGCGGTTAATGTGACTCAAGGTACTGCCTTAAATGTCATTGGAATTCTTAATTCACTCTCATCAATTTCTGATTTAGCTGGCGGATCTACCAATTTAATAGGTGGATCTGTAACTACCATTAATAATACGGGTGGGAATAATAATTCTAAAAATAACAAAGGAGGGAATAATTCCCAAAATGGAAGTGGTAATAATACAACAAATACTAATAACACCACAACCAATAATAATCAAAATCAAACAAATGGAACAGGTAACACTAATGAAGGAAGTACAACCACTTCTGGAACAAATGAAACAAGTTCAAACGGAGGAAATGGAACCCCTAATCAAAATGTTGGAACTCAAAATCCAACACAAGCAGGAGGAACTACAACTCAAGGTGGATCAAATGAAAATGGAAATACATCGTCTAACACGACTGTAAATGGTGAAACATCTGAAACACCAATAAATAATCAAACAACAACTGAAAATGGAAATAATGGTAGCAATCCTAGTGTCCCTAATAATGGGAGTAATGGTGGTAATGGGGGTAATGGGTCTGGTTCAGGAAATAATCAGACGGAAGAAGGTAATACGACAACTGAAGGAACGGAAGAAGGTGGACAAACAAATATAACGGGTGGAGCAACCACAACGGTTAAAGCGTCCCCAACAAGTAAGGAAGGTGGGAAACCTACTATCGTTGCAAGTGGTGATTTTGTTGGTTTTAACTTTAGGAATTCTGAGGTTAACACAGGTTTAAAGGTTACAGGTGGTTACACCGCAATGAGATGGGATGGTAAAAGAAGTTCAGGTATTTTGGGGGATTACACATCCGCTCTTAGAGGTCCCAATATAACTGCTTTCTATGCCTTTATTAGATCTAAATCAATTGTGATAGGGTCAGGTACTTTAACTATTGGATTTGAGGGGAATAAATCATTATATGGTACAATAGCGGTAGGTCAAATGTTTTCATTTAAAAAACCTAAATCACTTAAACTATTATATATGGGTACGGTATCTTATGGTCAAGTATATAGAGAATCTTTTTTAGGTACCGCATTAATTGCGGGAGCAACTTATGATTTGAAGATCGGAAAACGATTAGATATTAAATTAATGAACTTACTGGTTTACGCACCTTATGTTAGTTATTATAATGATGTTGTATTAAAATCACCTTATGTAATGTTACCAAGTATTGGGACAAACATAAAATTAACTAAAAAGTTTAAATTTAACATAAACGCCGGTGGTGCTTGGGATTTGAAAACAAGTGCTTTAAATTATACAGTAACGTGTGGAGCAAGAATGTTAGTAGGACAGTAATAACAATAACGTTATTATTATTTTCATTTATTGGAATGTCTCAGAATTTTACATATTCGGGATACATTTATAATGCGGATGGAACAGGTGCGGTTAATGTACCTGTTAAGTTATATAAAAGAACTACACCTACATTGGCGGGGTTTACGTCTCAAACAAATTACAACGGACATTCATATTATCGTTCAACAGGATCAATGACTTGGACAAGTGCAAAAACTGCTTGTGAAAATATGGGTGGACATTTGGCAACAGTTTCAAACGCCGCTGAAAATAACTTTTTATTTAATACTTGGCCATCGGGTTGGATTGGATATTACCAAGATAGAGTTGCGGGATATACTTACTCCGAACCATTGGGTGGATATAGATGGACAGAAACTAAGGTCACAAGTGGTTTAGGTGCTGACTATGATGTCTCATCTTATACATCAAGCCCAACTTTAGTTGATATTAAATCATCGGTAAACGCGACATTATATAATTCCCCTATCTACTCAAGTACGGGAGGCAAATATTTAACATTCAATGGATCTAATCAATATGCAATAACTAATAATTTGGCATCACAATTTTCTTCAACTGCAATATCGGTAGTTGCTTGGGTTTACCCAACAGGAAATGGTGTGATTGCATCTGAATTAAATGTTCCAAGTACATCATCGGGTTGGCACGAATCAATTATGGAAATTACAGGGTCAAATACTTTACGAGTAGGATTTTGGAATGGTATAGGTATTACACAATTAAGTACACCAATTACATTAAACACATGGAATATGGTTTGTCTTACTTATGATGGAACGACAATGAGAGGTTATTTAAATAACGTAAGTTTTGGAAGTGTAAACTTTTCTCGTCAAGCTGCATTTATTCATGGAGGAAATGGACAACAACATTTTGCATTTGGGTTGAGTGATGCAACCAATATGGGTTCAGGTGCGTTCGGGTCATTTAGATTAGGTGTCATCCAATTCTTTGACCGAGCAATTACCGTAGATGAAATTGATAGAACATTTAATTTATATGCTTATAGATACAGAACAAATCAATATGCTAATTGGAATCCAGGTGAACCAAATAACTCAAGTAATGAAGATTATACACAATTTGTTGGTGGTGGTATGTGGAATGATTTGGCGAACTCATCTTTACCTTATGTTATAGAATTTGATTATATTAACGACTTTACACCTTGGGTACTACACCAAACGGTTTATACTAATTCATCCGGTTATTATAGTTTTTCACAACCAACAAACCCAGCAACAGAATGGTACATACAATACGATGCAATGACACCAGTAACTACATTACAAGTAACGGATATGGTTGAAGTTTCTAAATTGGTTTTGGGAACAACTGCAATTAAAAGTATTCACTATCATAGATATGATGTTAATTATGATGGTAAAATAAATGTGGCTGATGAAAATTATATTAATCTAAGACGTTATGGTTTTAAATTAGGATGGATTACAATGACACCTTCTAGATTATTCACACCTATCCAATATACAACATTAACAACAAATACATCAGACATGAGAATATCAATTCCTGGTGTATCATCTATAACAATAAACTCACCTGTAAGTGGGGGATCACAAAACTACTATCTGATTGCTCCTGGGTATAAAACAACCGTAAATTATTAAAATGAAAAATTTATTACTAACGTTATTATTAACATTACCATTATTCGTATTCAGTCAGAAAACATTAAGAGATTCAATTTACATCAAAACTGATATGTTTGAGATTGTTTATTCTGAAAAATTACAACAACCTAAATTCATACGTTATAGCGTTCCATGTCCTAATGGGACTGCTTCAAGAAAAGGGATGGATTTTTATGTTTGTGATTCAATCCTTACTTCAGATAATAAGGATTATGAAAATAATCCATACGACAAAGGTCATTTAGCTCCAGCGGCAAACTTTAGTTGTACAAAAGATATGATGTATAGGACTTTTACGTATTTGAATTGTTCTTTACAGCAAGAAAATCTTAATAGAACTACGTGGAGATTATTAGAAGCGAGAGAAAGAGAATTAGCAAAGACACAGACGGTAACGGTTGAAATCCGATGCGTATTTACGTCTAAATCAATTGTTTTACCTTCAGGTGCTACAATTCCTGATGGATATTATAAAACAATAAAATATGGTAAAACAATGGAAAGATATTACTTTAAGAATGAGAAACCATTATCAACCGATTATACAAAATACAAAATAAAATGAAAAAATTATTATTTACCTTGATTATGCTATTTCCGTTTTTTATTTTTTCACAAGAGTGTGTTAAAGTTGATACGGTATTTGTAACGGCAAAACTAAGAGAACTTGGATCAAGAGACATTAGATTTGGAATAAAACAAATAGTGGAAGAAGAACTTTCTCAAAAGTTTTGTTTATCAGATGATGGTGAACCAATTAAAGTTGAGGTGTTTTACTTTGGACTTCCAAAAACAACAATAAGAGTTGCTGGAGTTGAAAAAACTAATACAATAACACAGGTTGGTGTACGTTTACATTATAAAGGAGTTAAGTATGAAGGTATTGGTGAGTCAGATACTGAAATCAGAGCAATTATGATTGAAGTTCAAGAAGGATCCATACCGTTTGAAAAAATGACAGTATCGTCATCATTAAAAAAAGCGATACACGAAGCGGCAATTAAATTATGAAAAAATTATTATCAGTTTTATTATTTTTATTTATTTCAATACATTCATTTGGGCAATTAAAAATCACTGATGTAGGTGATGGGTGGAAAAATAAAGTTGATAGTGCGTTAAAGATAATTCAAACGTATGATATTGAAAAATATAATGTAATCCTTGAAACTTGTACTCTTATTGGATATTGGAATGAATCCTTCTCAACTACTGAGGGGGATTCTGTCATTTTAATATCTACCAAAGACATTAATAATGAGAGTATAAATAATATTGCCGCAATATTAGTCCATGAATCCATGCATCTGTTTATCAAACAGTTATATGCTAAAATTAATCCAAATAGAGAAGAAACTATTTGTTATGTGTATGAATTAAATTTCCTATACAAAGTCCCAAATGTTGAACCTTGGTTGATTGAAAATGCCACGAGTAAAATAAAATATTATTCAAAAGGGTAGTTGATTTTATTATTTTATTTGTTTAACTTTTTAAAGTAAAATTATATATAATATGGAAGCAATTTTAAAATTTAATTTACCTGATGATACCCACGAATTTAAAATGGCGTTAGATGGATCAAAATGGTCCAGTGCGATGTGGGAACTTGAACAATGGTTAAGATCTGAAACAAAATATAATTCGGAGGCATTATCACAAGAAAAATACGATGCTTATTGTGAAATTAGAGATAAGATATATAGTATTTTAAATAAAGATGGAATTAGTTTTGATGATTAAGAATATGGAAAAAAATAACATTAACGAAAATAATAGTCCCGAACTATTAATTGTTTTAATATTGGGTATTGCATTAGGTTTGTTTTTAATCTCTTGTGATGGACAAAAACCACAAACAATAGAAGAACCCATAGGGTTAAGACAGAAATCTGACGTTCGTTACAAAAATGTAACAGAATTCACATATGGAGGTTGTGAATACATTAAAGTAGGTTATGGAGATTGTGCTTGGGGTTCACATAAAGGAAATTGTACAAACCCAATACATAATAATTAATATGACGGAGCAAGAAATACTTAAATTTGGTGAGATACAATATCTCAAAGGTCGTTTGGATGAATTATACAAAGCAATCCCAACCGTAACCAATATGGAAAGAAGACGTAAGTTAGATCAACGTATTGAAAAGTATATTACTAAACTTAAAAAAGTTGATGAGGTTGCTTATCGTTTATATGAGGTTGAGTTAAATGCGACTCATAGAGTTAAGGTTAAAGGAAAATTAGAAACTGAAAACTTATTTAAAGAAATATTACTTACAGAACAAATCACAGATGAAACTATAATTAAAAAAATTAAAGATAAGTTAGAAACTTTGTGATGAGTGAGAAACCTGATAATGTTGCGGATAACCCTGGGTTATTACCGTATGGATCAAATGTAGGTGCTCCGTCAATAAAAGTTGATAACATTGAAAGTTGGAAAAACTCCAAAGTAATCAAGGTAAATAAGGAATTTAATAATAGATACGAATCTTTAAAGAAACAATACGATGAATTACTAGAAGAGTTTAAATGGAATGAAATCGTTTATAATTCTAAGTTTAATTTTGAACCAGTAGTTGGTGAAACTTATCATTTATACTATGGACAAAATGGATCAACGTTTCTATCATTAATAGAACCGAACCAATGGAGTAGAGAACACATTGGTTCATTTACATTAAACTATGATAATAAGTGGATTAAGTTATGAGTGATAGATTTGGATTTTTCGTAGACACATTTAAAGGTATTGGATTTGGACTCACATTTGGAGTTTACGATAACTATCTAATGGGATTGGGAACATTTTTATGTTTTAATTTTTATATTGAAGTAAGAATAGGTAAATAATTAGTATATTTGTAATATGAAAATAAGTATAATATCTGACACACACAACAAACACAAGTTTGTACATCATGATTTACCTGGTGGTGATTTGTTATTACACGCAGGTGACATAAGTTCTATGGGTTATGAACACGAGATACGTGAGTTTGCTGCTTGGTATGATAAGATTGTTACTTATGGTCATAAAGTATTCATTGCTGGTAATCACGATTGGGGGTTCCAAAACAATGAAGAAAAAATAAAAGGATTGTTAACGGGATATAAAACTATTGAGTATATCCAAGACGAATTAATAACCATACAAGATGGTGATGGACCTGAAGTTAAGATTTGGGGTAGTCCTTGGCAACCTGAGTTCTACAATTGGGCATTTAACTTACCACGAAATGGTGAGGAGTTAAAGGCGGTTTGGGATATGATACCTGAAGGTATTGACATCTTAATCACTCATGGGCCTGCTTGGGGTTTCTTAGATGATGTTGAAGGTCGTAGAGGACAACACTTAGGTTGTGAGTTACTTGCGGAACGTATTAAACAAATTAAACCTAAGATTCATATTTGTGGTCATATTCACTCAGGTCACGGACACTATTATGACGGACATACACACTACTTCAATGCATCTGTGTTGAACGAACGATACCTTTATTCACATACACCATGGAATATTGATTGGGATCCAATAACTAATGAAATTAAATTTTTATAATGGAAAAGGCACATTTTATTGAGAACAGAATTTTTAGAGATAAAAGAGGAACATTTAGTCCTTTAGATCTGGCTAAACTTGATAAAAATTGGGTCCAAAGTAATATTAGTACAAATCCCCAAAAATTTACACTCAGAGGATTACATTTTCAAAAGAATGAATACGCTCAAGCCAAGTTAATTAAAGTCATCTCAGGTAAGATATTGGACTTTGTGGTTGATATGAGGACCGTATCGGAAGATTATAATAAAGTATTCTTCTTTGAAATGAATGAGGGTGATGAGGTATATGTACCACGATACTTTGCTCATGGATTTATCACACTTGAAAAAGATACTGTGGTTCAATATTTGGTTGATAATGATTATAGTCCTGAGAACGAAGGTGTGGTAGTTTGGTTATCTTATCCTGAAATTGAGAGACAAATAAAGAAGTTAGATACAACTTTTGATAATGATAAGATCATTATTGAAAACAAAGATTTGATAGAAAAATAACTATTGGTTGATATTTATAAATAAAAATAAATATTATGGAAGAAAAAGATCTAACTAGAAAAGTTTTTGAAGAACTAAAGAGACGTGGATTGTATGAACAAGACGATACTTTAGAAGATGAAGACGATAATGACGATGAAGAAAACGATACTCAAGACACTGAAACAAATGATGAGTTCTGTGAAATGGTTTGTCGTTTATTACATTCTCAAACTCAAGTACACGTATTTCACTTACAAACTAAATCATACTCTGAACACAAAGCTTTACAAGGATACTACGAAGGTATTGATGCGTTAGTTGACGGGATTATAGAGTCATACCAAGGTAAGTACGGTCTTATTACTAATTACAAATCATATGATATGGAACAATATTCAAACGGGAAAAAAACGATTGGGTATTTTACAGAATTATTAAAAGTAATTGATGAGAATAGAGAATCAGTAGAAGATTCTTATATCCAAAATCAAATTGATACTGTACAGGAATTGATTAACTCTACGGTATACAAACTTAAATTTTTAAAATAATTTATTTTTTGTTTGACCAATTCAAAATAAATTATTATCTTTGTTGAAGTATTAATTAAATTAATTTAAAAAATGGGAAAAGGAACAACAAAAGGTCGTTACATTTGTAAAGTAGGATTTTATGACATCTATGCTGCGGATTCAATGAGAAAAAAACCAGGAAGAGGGGACAATAAAGAAGTGGCTTCTACGGTGTATAATATTTATCATGCAAAGAAATTAGTTGATAAAGGTTTTAAAACCAAAGATATTGCCGTTGAACGAGCAAAGGTGTTAACAACTAAATAACAAGAAAGTCGGATGAAAGTCCGACTTTTTTATTTAATTAATATATGGGTTGTCAAGGTATGAGACATCAACAACAATGTCTCTTGAAACATCTCTACCTAATAATGCTGATGAATATCTTGATACATAATCTTTCATTTGATCTGTAACGTATTCTCTTGTTACTCCGATCATTTCATTTCTAAAGAAATTACCGGCTTCTTTATCGATTTTAAGTCCATTCATTTTATCTACTTTTACTATGTTAACATCTACAACAGGATGACCATCTTCAATATCAACACTAGTAAAATTAAATGAAACCCTAACTCTTGGATCCCAACCTAATCTAACCTGTTTGAACTCATTAAGTTCTCTTTCAATAGTGGCAACAAATTTATCATTTTTATTTGTAATAACTTTATCTACAGTTTCATTACCATTTAAAAGTTCTTTCATATCATTTCTTGATACAATAATCATTGTTTTACCAATTGAATTATTATATCTTCTTGGGTTAGATTGAGACATTTGTTTACTGGTTGATGAGGAATATTTATTATCAACCTCAAACCATCTTCTATATTTATACATAAATACAGGGTACCAATCCCAAGAATAAACAACATACGCCCAATCACCTTTATTGTCTTGTTCCCATTGAGCTTTTAAGTTAGATCCTTTAAATGGTTTTAATTCTGCAACTAAATCCCCCGCTCTTTGATTGGAGGTTCTTTGAGATTTTAATTTATGGTATTGATTTAATTCACTTTTTTTAGTTAAGTCATATCTACCATCTTCTCTATAGTTTTGAGTATATAAATTAAAATAATGTGTATGTTCATCTGGATCAAGACCAAAGGATTTCATATTTGTTAACATGAAATTACCAAGTTTTGATGACGTTGCATCGGATGCTTTTCTATAGTTATTTAAAAACTTGAAGAATAATGATTCCTTTTTTGTAAAAGCATTTTCCTCTTCATACTCTTTTAATAATTTTCGTAAAAAATCTCTCATAATATATAAATACTTAACCAATTAAAAAATATCATTTCTTTAGTATTAAGTAATTATTTTTATAATTAAGGTAAATAATATTTTTATGGCACACCCATTATTACACGCAAGAAGTTCCGTCAAAAAGTTTGGGGGAAAAGTTGAAGATTATATTCACTTACATAATTGGATGGATGAAACAAAGGCATGGGTTGGACATTCTTATCATAGGATGTTTAGACACCATTCTGAGGGAATATTTGAGATGGAAAAAATATTTGGACCATCATTCATCAATAGTGATGATAAAGTTGTTTACACAAGATATGTGGGAGAACAGCACGTCAAAGAAGATTGCTTTGATTACATCCCAAGTGCGAGAGAATGGATACTAGCCATCCAAAGTAAAGAAAAACCTATGTGGGTGACAAGAACTTTGGATCTTAAATTTGATGATTAACATATTTATATAATAAAAAACTTATGAAAAAATATTTTGAGGCCTTATTGGTTTATATGAGAAATTTGGGGGTTGATAGAGTGTGGACCGAAATGACAATGGATGGAAGTCACGTGGATTATTGGGATCAAGAATTCCAAGCAACAAAAAATGGTGATTACAAAAAAATTGGTATGCCCAAACAATTTATAAAATTATTTGATACATTGGTTGAGAAATATGGTCAAGAAATATGGGACGGATCACAGAATGAATGGGATTCTGAACATTACAGAGTTGATATTAATGTTTCGTTATCTGAAAGAAAAATAATCATTACTAGTGATATTGAAGAACAAACAACTGATGGTTCATCAGATGAATATGATGTTATTGAGGTTCCTTCAGTTCAGTCCTTTTTAGATGAAAATGAAATAGATGATTTTGAAGTTAGTTATTCTGGTGGAGGTGACGATGGTTATATTGAAGATGATGGATATGATGATGAAGGTAATCAGTACAGGTTATCGGATGATTTAGAAAATTATTTATATTCAAAACTAAATAATTCTTTTGGTGGTTGGGAAATAAATGAAGGATCTAGTGGTAAATTTATTATTAATAGCCAAACTATGGTGATTGAGCATGAATGGTACGAAAACGATTGGGTTGGTAGTGATTTAAGAATTGAGATAACAGAAAAAGATTTAGATTAAATGGAAAAAGACCTATTAAATAAATTAAAACCATTATTTGTTTACACAAAAAACATTGGTAAATGTATTATTACTGCGGAGATGGATCTTAGGAATGTTAGTTCAATATATAAGTATATTAGTAAAACTAATGATGAAGGAAATAACGTTCCAGTGATGCCGATGATATCAATGTTCAAAAATACAGTAAAAGAAGTGTTAGAATCGTATGGTGATGAAATGATTAGACACTTAGATAGTGAATATGATGATGAATTTCATTCCCCAACAATCACTATTTATCCTAATGAAAAAAAAATAAATATTCGTGATTATGCGAATTATATTGTTGAGGAAGAAAAGGTAAAAGTTTTTAAAAATAGTGAACGATTGATGGAGGATATGATTGAAGATGAGGTTAAGTATTTTGAGTTTGATTTTTGGGGATCTTGGGGTGATAGCGAATTTGATATTTCTTATGTTAGAGGTGATAAAAATGTGGTACCTGGATTAGTTAACCCATATTATCGTTTTTTTAAGGATTTACTTGATGAGAATTTTTACAGTTGGGATTCTGATGAAGGTTCGTATGGTACAATATATGTGAAAGGTGATAAGATTACAATTATTTGTAACTTTAGAAACAAAGAATGGGGTTGGACAGGATTTGAAAAAACTTTAAGTGTGAATTAGTAAAGTAAAGACATATTTATTATAAAACAAATAAATATGGGATATACAAAAGAACAAATTGAAGCGGCCGTAAAGGCTAAAGGTTATGTTTGGTTTGAGGACGCAAACAACAAAGGATACGATGTAAACATCGTTGGTATTAGAAACTCTGCAACGGGTGATAAAGTTACAAATGCATTTGATGATCATTTAACAGTTTCCTACAAGGAAAACGGTGAATGGAAAACTCATTCTTGGCCGGCAACAACGGATCCAGGTAAGAAAGGTGTTATGGAATATCACAACAAAGCTGGTGTTGCAAGATTGGTTGAAGGTCAATATCGTGGATCACACGGAATTGGTTTACATCAAGGTAAATATGAGGCATTAAGACAAGCTAAAAACGTTAAAGTTTATCGTGATGCAAATCGTGATTTGACATATAATGAAGATAAAATCGCTGAAGGTGTATTTGGTATTAACATTCACAAAGCAGGTGCTGATTCAACATATGTTGAGAATTGGTCTGAAGGATGTCAAGTATTCAAAAAGGCTGCTGATTTTGAGGCATTTATGAAGATCTGTAGAAAGGCGAGAGACATTCATGGAAACTCATTTACATATACTTTAATTGAATCTTCGGACATTAAATAAGTGTAATAACAATTCATTAAACCTCCAATTTTAAAAAAAGATTGGGGGTTTTGTTTTTTTATTGGAATTTTATTTATATATTTGTCTTCTTAAAATAATCTAATGGTAGAAAAATACAGAGAACAAATAAAAAACCGATTGAGTAGTTTTACATATTGGTTGTACGACATTGAAGGGTTAGGGTTACAAAAAGTAATTGATGACATACTCACACCACTTGAAACTAAACTCACTGAGGAAGAAAAAAATAAACATATTTTTGGTGCGAATGTTTTAAGATCTAATGGAAAGATAACAGAAATTCAATATAATAATTTTATTGATAAGTTATCAAGTAGAACATTAATATATACCGATGAGAATGGAAACATTGACCCAAAGGGTAAATGGCACTACGTTAATAAGTTAAATACCAATTATTACGATTTAGCCGAGTTATTAACGGAATTACTTATAAGATCATTAAATAACAATAGTGTTGTTAGTAAAAGAATAATCCAAAGTTTAGTGGGTAAATCATCTGATATTGAAACTAAAAATGTTTTACTTAAACATAAACATAAGTTACCTCAGTTATTTAACGACTATCTAAAATCTCCACAGGAACTATTGAAATTTACAAATGCCATCCAACGAACTAGTACAATGGGTGAAAAGTTGGAAGATGATATAGTGAAAAGATTAACGGACATTGGTTATGAGGTTATTTATCAAGGTGGTAATGGTGATTATATTGACATGGTCTATTCAATTGACTTTATCATAAAAGGAAAAGATAAGGTTTATACCGTACAATCAAAGACAACCCAAAATCAGGTTGATAAATTCATAAACGATATTGGGAAGGGGAAATATAAAGAGGTTGATTTATTGATATATCCGGCAAATACAAAATACAAGATATTTATGGTGAAAGATAAAGTAACCAAAGAAATTGATAAATGAAAATCATAATAACTGAAACTCAAGCAAAATTACTCGTTGAGGGTAAAATAAAATGTCCTAAATGTGACCATTCTTGGGGTAAAGAAAAAGATGATGAACACCCAAATCTTTGTCATTCATGTGGATGGGATTCAAAAGAAAATAAGTACAATAAAACTGAACTAAAAAAGTTTTGGAAGAATTATAATACAATCAACGAGATTAAAGACAGTGAAATTAAAGTAACTGAAGAATACCTTAAAAAAAGAATTCCTTTTTTGAAATACCTTGAAACATCTGTTACTGATGAAAGAGATGATGATCTTAGAATACAATTCCAAAATGTTACTTACAATAAAAATGTTGAATTTGTTAGTTATAAAACAGATCCGCCAACAATATTAAAATTCACAAATTATAATACTGTTCTTGAACTTTATTATTATGAACACAAAATGGGTGGACCAAGAAATGAAGATCCAAGATACAGATATGCAATTGGATTAAGATTTGAAATCCCATTATCATTTGAAGAAGGTGGGGATGAATTATTTGAACACATTTACAGGTTAGCCAACAAACAGATTACCGAAAAATTATCATACAATAATGATTTGATAACTGAAAGCCCAACAGTACCAAAAGAATTTATGGATGAATCGGTTAATCAGATTTTAAAACGATTTTTTGAGATTGAGGAAATGATTGAGAATTCACCAATGGATATAAAAAATCCGTTGGCTGGTTATATCAAGGAAATAAAATCCTTAAAAAATAAAATAGGTATATTATCTGAAAATAGTTTTGAGAAAACAAAAGAGATGATTGCAAAATCTGTTGATCGTATTGGAATTGTTGATACAATAAAAAAGTTTGGATTATCAGTTAAGGCTGCGGGCAAGCTCATTGAACCAGGTGTTATTTTACCTGGTGATCATCAGTTAAGTTTAGAAAAAATAAAATCGTTTTCGACTTATCAGTGTAGAGAAATATTAGAATATTATATTTTTAATAAAAAATCACTACCGTCATATTATGAGGATGATGAAGTTAAAATACATCTTTCATTTGATTCGTTTGTTGGTACTTGGAATTTTACAATTTATTTTGATAAAAATGAATCTGAGGCAATTACGGGTTATGCCACAATGTTTTGGGATGATAACAAAGAACTGCCAATATCAATAGATTTTTATAGAAATGAAACGGAAGAATATGAGAGTGAATTTGAATTTAATGATTATATGACAATAGATCAAAAATTTAAAACAATCCAACAGTTAGTTGATTTCTATAATGAAAACTATTTTTCTGTGATTAAATACTACTCTAAAAAAGCATTACGTTTTGCTAGAGAAGAAATGTATGATTGGTTTGAAGATAATAGAAGTGATTCTGATAGTTGATTTATTAAAAAGAAATGTTTATTCTTAACTAAAATATATAACATGAGTGATAACAGTAATAGTGGAGGTCTTAGTTTAGCAACCATCTTATTTTTAATCTTTTTAGTTTTAAAACTTACAAATTATATTGATTGGTCTTGGTGGTGGGTTACTTCGCCATTATGGATTAGTGCGATACTTGTAATTTTAATTGTATCAATTGTTTTTAAATCAAAACGATAAGTCATGTTGGAATTATTAACAGGATACTTAAAACAATTACCTGATGGTAGTTTTGTTGTTAGATTTGCTGACACAGTCAACTCATTTAAACCAATATTTTTTGATCTCCCTTTACATCCTTCAAGTAAAGATGGTGAAGGTCTTGTTCACGGAAAAGAAGTGGAGTTTGTAATTGAAACAATTGCCATTGGAGATAGTGAATTTGATATAATGGATTGTGATGTTGCTAAGTTATTACCATCTTCTTCTCCTGTATCAAGTTACCCGATGTTAGATTCAATTGTTGAAAATTATCCTGATGAGGAAATCCTAAAGGCCGATGGACTTGATGATGCTGTTATTGGTATTGATGAGGGATCATACCGACTTATATATTCAAAGACAAAATGTATTGAAATATTTGTGAACGAAGGAATGGATGTGGAAGATGCTTTAGAACATTATTATTATAATGTCGTTGGATCTTACGTAGGAGAAAAAACTCCTATCTGGTGTGAAGATACTTTATTATAGTGTATTTATTTATAAATCTAATCATATGGGAACTATTACTAAAAAAATTATTAAACTCATTGAAGAAAAAGAAGGTCTATTACCTAATGAGATTAAAGATCATTTAATTGAACTAAAAGAAGAAATTATTAATCTTAAAAAACATGAGTCGGAATTAATTAACAGAACATATATGGTTGGATATATGGATAAAGAAAGTAACCGACGCATGAAAGGTAACTATTACAAGGAAACTTATGAACCATTTGTATTTTTAAGATCAGAATGAAAAAAATAATTATAATACTATTACTTATGATTACGATAGTTAGTTGTAAGTCATCAAAGAACACTAATTGTGATGCTTACGGATCTGTAAGTAAAACCACACAAAAGTAGTTCACTTTTCACTACTCAAAGTATTTATATACTGTATGAGTAATGCCCATAATATTCCACCATTCTTTAGAAGAAGAATAGATCATCATAAATTTGAAAAAATGATGAGAGAGGGTATTATGTATATGTATTATGATTCCAAAAGTTTAGAAGAGTTCAAATGGAAATTGGTCCAAGTGACTTTAGAAAACTATCTCCACTACAAATACGAAATTGATTTAGATACTGTACCTGAAGATGAGGTGACTGATTTCATTAAATATATGATTGATGTTTATGATCCGTTATTAAAAAGCTATTATTATAGTGCAAGAAGGAAAGGTAAAGGACCCGTTAACGAAGGTACCATGGATAATACAATACAAAGAATGATCAACTCTTCCGTAAAAGAATTACTTGATGTGTGTAATGATTTTGATGATGAAACGTTCCCTGATTATTTATCACTTGAGGATTGTGGTTTTATTGATTTAATTCATAAAATTACAGTAAAAAAAATCACACCAATTAAAAAATTGAGTAATCTTCCAATGTTTGATGTTGAGATAGACATTGATTATAATAGTGCGATTAGTTCGGTGGACTTTGATGAGGAATTATCAATGATTACTGATCACATAAAAAAGAAGTATAAAATTTTCCTTGTTTTTACAGTGATGGAACAAAACAATCTCCACGACCGTCAAATGGAGGGATCATTAAAACCACTTATTAAAAATGTTCTAAGAGAAGAAATGACCGATATACAAATGTATATGTGGAAACTTAAACATGAGATTGAAGAGAATTATTATAAAGTTACCAGAAAATTTGAAGATCCTTGGTTAAAAAATACGGAAATTGAATCTATATATTGGGATAACTTTGCAAAAATATTTGAAGTTGTAATAAGGAGTAATACCAATATAGAATTAACTTGGTGGATTCAGTTTGATCAAAATATGAAGATGGAAAGTGTTATAAGACACGAAACAAAAGATTGGGAATATAACATAAAAGATGTTGAAGAAATTGGTGGGTTTGAGAACGATTTTAAGGACTTTTGGTCTGTCATTAAATACATATACCCATACGCCCAAAAATATATCATTAGAAGGAAAAAAGAAAAAATAAATGAAAGTGAGGAAAACAAACTTAAAAGTTTCTTTTTTAAATTATGGGATACCAAAATGGGACAAGGTCAAACACCAACATTTGATCTAAAGACACTTCAAAAATTAGGATTATTAAAAAGAGAAGATGAGATCCGTAATTATTATATAGAGTACATGGGTGGTCAAGAAGAGTTAGAAAGAAATATTAAAAACTATTTTGTTGGTCAAACTTTCACAACTCAGGATATTATGGATCAACGTATAAATGTTGGTAATTATGATTTTGTTTTTAAAATGGTTGATATGTCATTTGAACAAACAAATATGTTAGGTAATGGAGAACTTGAACTTTACGCATCGTTTGATATTGTTGAAGGAAATGTGACTGTATTTTCAGGTGAAGAATATGATTTAATGAATCACGACTCAATTGATGATAATCTTTGGTGGGAATTAGATCTAGAAATAAAAGATTTGATACAAGATTTCATGTATGAAATCATTAGTTCTTTTGGTATTTATGTTAATCAAATATATTTAGAGTGGGGATAGTATGAAAAGTTTAATTAGAAAAATATTAAAGGAAGAAACGGAAGACAGGTTAAAAAACTTCTTCTTCAAATTATGGGACCAACAAAAGGAAAAACAAGGTGTTGCGTTCTATGATGAAAAACTTCTTAAAAAATTAGGATTTTACGAACCACAAGAAAATAGACATCGTATATGGAAATATTATGTTGATTACATGGGAGGTAAAGAAAATCAAACTAAAGAATTTCTTGAGTATTTAGAAAGTAAAGTTTTTAGTTCTACTGAAAGTAAAGACATTCAGGAAAGAGTAAACTTTGATTTTAAGTTTAAACTGTATAATGTGGATATTAATCTTAAAAGAGAATTAAAAGGTTCTTTTTTTATTATTCAAGGAACTTGGTATGATCAAGATTCGGGAGAAAGATATAGTGTTATTACTGGTCAAAATGAAATTGATGATATGGGAACTTATTTTGATCTACAGTATGAAATAGGTGAAGGTATTAGTGACTTTGTTGTTGGAATAGCTAGAAAATTTGGGATAATGTTAAACTATATTGATATTAGAGAATATAAAGTAAACTAAGAAATATAACCAGATACCATATCACACTCAATTTTAATACCACAATCGTGTAATTGAGGTTTGAATGTGGAACGAAACTTATGACTAATGTCCACAAGTTCATCTGTATGAATAGGGTATAAACTCTTTACTTTTATTGTTACCATAGAATTACATTCATTGAAAATTATCTTATCGTCTATTCTTAGTGCGTATTTAAAAGACCTCATATTTCGTTCAGGATATTCAAGGATCATAGATTCAATGGAAATAATGCGACCATCACTAACCATTTTAAGGAAAGATAGAAATGATTTCTTTAAGTTCTCTGATATCATTTCATTCCATTTAAAATTGCCTGTATAACAGATATAGATTCCTTATCCTTATCCGTTTTATGTTCTTTTTTCTTAAGGTAATCCAAAGAGTCAATAAGCTCTTGTTTTTTAGATACTTCCTTAGATTCTATTACTATAGGTTCACAATAAGGACACTCTGTTAATTCTTTACGATAGAAATGTTTATTTTGACATCTTTTAAACGAACCAATTTCTTTGTCTTGGTGTGTTAATTTACCATAAACAATGTTCATAACCGCTTTTGTTTTGGATTCCGATTTACATACGGACATAACAATATGTTCAAATAATTTTCTTTCCATGGGACAAATATAGTTATTTTTTCATAAACAAACAAATTTGTTTTCGTATATTTATATTAGATGAAAGATCTAATAAGAAACATATTAAGGGAAGAGGTTGAGAAAAATACAAATATAGAAAGGTATTTAAATCCTTTAAAAAAATATATTGCGATGAGATCTTTACCGGATTCTGTTTGCTTTACATCTATTGTATTATCTGAAAATATAATAATTGTAATGTTCCGATATAATAGAGTAATGGCTAATACTTTTGAAGAAAAAATTCAATCGGAAATTAAAAAAGTGTTTAACACAAATAATATTTATGTAACAAGTTTTTTTACTGATGAGAAAACTTGTGAGGAAAATTTAGAAAGATTATTAAATAATGATGACCACAATAAAAAATTCTTTCTGATCCCTAATAAAAACTATAATCCATAAATTTTGTCAACATCAAGACCATTTGCATATAATACAGGATCCACAATATCGGGGACAATACAATTAGGTGATCTTGCCATAGGTGTAGATCCGTTGGATTACACTGGTGGTGTTGGAGGTGTAAGATGGTGGAATGGTCCCGATGAAGATTTGGGTTATATAATATGTAGACCAAACTTAAATGGTAACCAACCAAATCCTGACAACGATCCTGCTTACATTAGATTTTTAAGGTCAAAATTAAAAACAGAAGAATCTTTTATTAGTTTGACAAATGTAGTATTTAATCAATCATTTACTTCAGGTAATCAATGTAAAAGTTATTTAGATAGTAATGGATATTGGAATTCTTGGGTTGATTTAACTCCTACTCCTACACCAACAAATACGATAACGCCAACCAATACTTACACACCATCTGTAACGACATCTGTGACACCATCTGTGACACCAACAAATACCAACACACCAACCCAAACTCCAACAGTAACCCCAACCAATACTCAAACACCTACTATAACACCAACAATAACTCCAACTAATACAATTACGCCAACAAATACTTTAACGCCTACAAAAAGTCCATTACCAACTACAGGAATTACATTCTCACAATCATTTGTACAAAGCGTAGCTCCAACATCAGCGGTAGAAACTGCTTGGAATACATTTAGAAGTCGATTAACTGGTACTACATACACCCAATTTGTTTGGTCAAGTACCAATGGAAGTTCAATAACGGTTTCCGATGCAACAAAAGTACAAACTCTTGCAAATAACTTAAGAACGGCAACTGTTGGAAATGTTACAATCGGAGCCAATGTTTGGTTTGTTGGGACGGGTTGTGGTACTCCTAAAATTGGTGGTGTTGCTGTTGAGTTCTCAAATGTTGGTAGTTGTACTGCGAGTAGCACATATGCTCTTAGACCAATGATTAATAATGCAAACTGGGGTGGAACAAATCAATCTACGGTTGGTGCTCCATCACAAACAATAACTTTAACATTTAGTTAATATGGAAACTTATAACGTAATAGAAATATCAACAGGAGATATCATGTTGGAAAACGCAACACAACAGGAATGTATTGATTGGATAAACACATATGGTAATATAATTAATTATACAATAGTCCCATACCAATAAGATTAAGTAGGATATTTATCATTATGAAAGAATTGATTAGACATATATTAAGAGAAGAAACCAAAGATTTTAAAGAACGTCTCAGAAATTTAATTGATGAGAAAGGAGTTATTTTTGTTATGAAATTATTGGGAGGGATCAGACCTTTTAAAAAAATATTTAACAATGACCCTGAGATTATTTCAATACTTGATGATTTAACTGGAACGGTAAATCTTGAATACTATAGTCATTATGGAGACAAAAACCCATTTACATTTGCTTTTGATTATGAAATAATTGGGGATCAAAATAACGTATGGAAAACCAATAGTTGGCCTGAACTGAATATTATTTTTGATAAAAGTAAATTGAACGATAATGACACTGAAATTTTAAAATCTATAATTAGTACAATAGTAAATGACAATACCATTGGAAAGTTAAGTAAAAAAAACTCAAAATTATTTAATACAGATTATTACCAAATTTCACAAATGAATGGAGAATATATTGATTTTCTCGATGATTTTTTTGTTGATTTTGATGAAGATGACATTAAACGTGTACATCATAAACTTTATGGTGAATCAAATAATATTCAAGAAAGTAAAAGTAACTCCGCATTAAATTACTTAAAAAGAAGAATTAATCATGACGAAATAGTTAACGCCATAAAAAGATCAATTAGATTTGTGAATGGATTTAGAGATAGAGAAGAAATGGAAGGTGATACATTTGAACGTATTGTTTTAGATGCTACAATGGATGACTTCCATTCAATTCTATCTGATAGTGGTAATCTTGATTTTGATTATGATGGTATTCATAATGGATTACATCAATTATTTCACGATTATATTATGGACAAGTATGTTGAATACAATAATGAAAATGATATTTTAATGGAGGAAATAACTTCAAGAAGAACGGGTGAGGAATTTAATGAACTACCAAAAAGAGATCAGATGAATGTGAGGTTGGTATATAATTATTTGATCGCTAATCATCTTATATTAACGGAGATATTAAAAGATTATATTCTTCATGTTGATGAAGATGCTGATGAAATAGCATATATGATATCAAAAAGAGATGGGGAGGTTCATATTGATCATAATTTCAAAGATAAATTAATAAAATTAATAAAAGACGAAGGATGGAGAGATGACCTCGTTGAGATGGCCTCATATTTATATTTAGATAAACATTTACCTAAAGAAATCAAATTCAATAGTAATCAAAGATTAAGAGGTGGACATATATCAATTTACCGACATTAAAATGAACTTAAAAGAAAACATAAAAAGAATATTAAAGGAAGAAACTTCCTTACAATCAAAACTCCGAAATATGATTGATACCAAAGGTATTGACGTAGCATCAACTGCGGTTGGTGGAATGAAAAATGTTGCTAAGATATTAAATCTTGATTTAGATGACATAGATACTCAATTAATGTTAGTTAAAAATTTTATTGAACATACTAAAGTTGATGAGATTGACGTTCAATCTGTTGATGTTAGACCATCTGTGAGTGGGAAGCTTCTTACCGTTAATTTTAAAACTGATGACACTGCGGCAAATGTAACGAGTTGGTATGTAAATGTGATATGTGATTATCTTAATAAAGAATTATTTCCTTTTAGAGTACAACCATCTTGGCATCCTGTTTTTGCAGCAAAAGGTACTAAAATATTTTTAGACGCTAAAGTTGTTGATGAGGATATGGAAACAGATGAAGAGGAAGAACTAACGGAAAAATGGTCGGAGAAATATAAAAAATCCATTAACTGTAGTAATCCAAAAGGTTTCAGTCAGAAGGCTCACTGTGCGGGTAGACGTAAAAAGAATGAGATTGATGAATACTCAAGAACATTAAAAAATGCAAGACAACAAGGTGCGGGATTAAGATTTCCCAAATCAGTAATTAATGCTAACCCGATGAGGTTTAGACCATACAATAGATAAATTAATATGAAAAAGAAAATAAGATTAACGGAATCAGAACTTATTAGGGTCATAAAAGAGATCCGTGATAACATTGCTTTAAGAAGAAGATTTAAGGAAGGATTGGATGAACTTGAGGTTAGAAAAGTCATAAGTGTTGTTATGAATGATTTGTATTTAGAAGATTATTCAAATGAAGATTCATTTGCTGATGAGGTAATATTTAAGGTGACAGATTACTTTTTTGATGAAAATCATATAATGCCTGAAGATAGAGGATATAATGAAATGTACGATGATTTCCTTACTTATATTCAAGATGAATATGGGGGTATGATCGTTAAATATTATAGGAATAATACTGAAGATGAATTATATGAGAATACCGAATTAACAGAAAGATGTTGGAAAGGGTACACTCAGAAGGGAATGAAAACTATGTTTGGTAAAAGATATCCAAATTGTGTAAAAATAAAGAAATAATATGAACCTACAAGAAAACATACAAAGAATTAGAGAAATGAAGATCTAAAGTAATATTTATTATATATGGATTTAAAAAACTTAGTAACGATTGTAATACCCTGTAAAAACGAAAAGGATATTATATTAAAAACGTTAGATCTTTTAAATTATCAAAAAGATATATATGATGTAAAGGTTATTGTTTGTGATGCATCAAATGATGGGATTACAAAAATTGATTTATTAAATAGATTGGAGTATGATAACAATTCTGATATATTTGATCTATATATAATGGAAGGAGGTCTTCCGGCAAAAGCAAGAAACAATGGATTTAAACTTGTAACAACACCATACGTGTTATTTATGGATGCTGATGTATTTCTATTAGACCCAAAGGTAATAATAAGATCAGTTATAAAGATACAAAAATACAATTTAGATCTTGTAACAACAAAGTTCCGTTCTGACAATGGTGAATATAACTATGTGTATAAAGCATTTGACATTATACAGAGTATTTCTAAGTGGTCAACACCGTTTTGTTTAGGTGGGTATATGTTAGTTCGATCAGAGACATTTAAAACGATTGGAGGTTTTGATGAAGAAATAAAAGTTGCTGAGGATTACATATTCTCTAAACAAATCAAACCAAAGAAGTTCGGGAGAATAAATAATATTGTATTTACACCACCAAGAAGATTTGAAAATAAAGGTGTAATGTATATGTTGAGGTTAATGATGTCATCATTCTTCAACCAAAATAATAAAACATACTTTACAAACGATAAAGGTTATTGGAAATGAAAAAGTGGAGAACAATAATAATGAGTGATTTACACTTAGGTGCCAGACAATCACAAACACAAAAAATACTTAAATTCTTAGAAGAAAACGAATCCGAAACATTAATATTAAATGGAGACATTATTGATGGATGGGCATTAAAGAGTGGTGGGAAATGGAAGAAAGAATGTTCAAAGATATTCAGACGTTTCATGAAGAGATCGGAAGATGGTACAAAGGTAGTTTATATTAGGGGAAATCACGATGATTTTTTAAAACCTTTTGTTCCATTTTTAATTAACAATATTGAGATTGTTAGGAAATACACACACATCGGAGCAGATGGAAGAAAGTATTACTGTTTTCACGGTGATGTCTTGGACTTTGTTATTATGAAAGTAAGATGGTTAGCTGTTCTTGGTGGTTGGTCATATGATTTAGTTATTAGATTAAATACTTTTTATAATTATATCAGGAGAAAGTTTAATTTACCGTACCATTCATTAGCGAATGATATAAAACAATCTGTAAAAGGTGCAATCAATTTTGTATCTGACTTTGAGGAAAATGCGAAAGGTTTAACAAAGGAGAAAAAATGTGATGTTGCGGTATGTGGGCACATCCATCAACCAAAGTTAGATGTGGACTATATGAATAGTGGGGACTTTTGTGAGAACTCAACTTGTCTTGTAGAAGATTTTGATGGTAAGTGGAAAATTATTTACGTATAAATAGTATTTATTACTATGAACCTACAAGAACAAATATCAAGAATACAATCAATGATGGGGATGATAACCGAAAGTCATAAAGATTGTGGAATTATATACGAACCTGAATTAAAAAAAGATTTAGAATCCACAAACATTTTTGATATGGTGGTAAATGATAGTAATGAATTAATACACACACTTAACCCAAAAAAACAAAGATTGTCACCAACAAAGAAAGTTTATAGTGTTCAAAAGGATATTAATATGGACTACGTAAATGATATGTCCGATGAAACATATGATAAAAAAGATATTCATTTATACAAACACAAGGGAAAACTAATTGTAATAGATGGACACCATAGATTATGTAGGGATAGAATGAATGATAATGATTCTATGGTTTACATATGGGATAAAAATGATGCAGAACTTATTGACTGCATTTTTTATGGTATAGGAGATTGTTAATATGAATCTACAAGAACAAATATCAAGAATGAAAACAATGATGAGGTTGAATGAAAATACAACCTATCAAATTTATGTTGATATGGGTGGTGTATTGTTTCTTTCATCAAGTAATGATGAAGTACAAGCGGGAACCACAGAAAAACCGACAGATGTCATGGGATTCCAAAGTTGGGTTATTAATACCAAAAAAGATAATCAAATACTTGGAAAATACGGTGCTGATGGAAAGTGGGGTAAAAATACAAGTAATGCTTGGGTAAAGTATGGTGAAGAATATAAAAGATCATACCCAAATAAAATGTCAACCAATTCTCAAAACGTAAATTTTATTGGAGATACATTGTGGAATTATATTAAAGGGTTTAATCCTAATATTCTAACATCAATTGGATCGACAAATCAAGAACAAAAAAGACAAAACAAATTAAATCAGGTAACAAATATATTAGGTTTAACAGATGATAAAGTTTATTTTGTTATCAAAGGTACTGATAAACAAAACTATTCAGGGCCAAATAAAATATTAATAGATGATTCACCTGAGAATATTGATAAATGGGTTAGAAAAGGTGGTGTTGGAATATTACATAGAAATAATAATGACACGATAAGACAACTTACTAAATATTTATCATAATATGAACCTACAAGAACAAATATCAAGGATCCAATCAATGATGGGTACCATTAATGAATCAAAATTCTTTCATAGAAGAATTGATTTAGATGAGGTTAAATCGTTACTTCCCGTTAATGCAAAACAAGTATTTTATGAAACAGAAAGTTTTAAACAATTTAAATATGAGTTAACATTAAGAGCGGTGGAATCAATTATGTGGAATGAATATGAAATTGGGTGGGAAGATTTACCTGAACAAGAAGAAATAGATTTTGTTACAGAAGTATCAGATATGTTTGAGGACATAATTATAGATTTATATAAAAATATCCGTGGTGAACTATGAACCTACAAGAACACATAAAGAAAGTATTAAGGGAAGAATCATCAATTAAGAATAACCTGAGAAATATGATTGATGTTTATGGATTTAAAAATGCCGCAAAGGCCGTTGGTGGTGGTAAAAGATTAATAAATATATTAAATCTTGATGGTGAAGAGCTTGATGAATTTATATACCAATATCTAACGGAAAATCTATCACCTGAACATGATTGGGGACCTGAAAATATCCCACAAAAACAACAGTTTAAGAGAAATCTTAAAAGTTACGGAATTCAAAGTTTTTTTGTTGATTATGATAAAGACGCATATTCTTATTTTGGTGAATGGGATGGGTATGATTATTTATATTTATTATCCATAAATAGATGGGTTGTAAATGAATTAACATCGTTATTTGGTGATAAATGGATTCCTGTATTTAAAAGATGGTTTGAGTATAACTCAGGTCTTGAGGTACGGGAAGTTGATATAGAAGGGAGATTTTTTCATTATGAAAACTAATATACTACAAGAACACATAAAGAAAGTATTAAGAGAAGAAGTTGGACTCATTGACAGATTACGAAAACTATTTCCAAAGAAAGAACTCACAACTGAAGAGAAAAGAATAGATCTTATTGTAAGATACCTCATCCCAATGTTTAAATTACAATCACACAAAAATACAAACTCTGAAGGTCATAAGACAATTAGTGTGATAAGTTTTAATAGTGATGGTAACAGTACTGTAATGAAATATTATCCTGAATTTAAAAGGTTAGAATATACATGGGGGTTTGCTGAAAAAATACATAAAATGTTTCCACACAAAGATCTTTTACATTTAGATAGCAAGATGATAGGGCAACTGTTTACAAGGTTATATAAAAAAAAGGTTGATAGAGTTGAAGGGTATAGATACTTATCATAATATGAAAGATTTAATAAGATTAATTTTAAGGGAAGAAACTGAAACAAATATGTTTAAAAGGTTTGATGTATCAAAATTTAAGAATCAGGATCCGCCAGATAACGAAAGTGAGGAAACCAAAAAAGAAATAAAATACTTACGATCAATTAAATTAAATAATAAATTCTTTAAGGATAAAGATGATATCTTGGAAAACTTCACAGATTTTTTGGATGAGAAAGAAATTAAGTATGATAAGAAACTCTTAAAGAAATTGATTAATAACTCCAAAGATATTATTTTATTATTAAAAGATCACTATAAAAGACCAAGACCTTTTAAATTAGATAAAACATTTAAGGATCCGGCATTAAAATCAACCACAGGTTATTCTTATCCATCAGGACACTCAACACAATCCAATTTGGTTAGCATGGTGTTAGGTAAAATGTATCCCAAATATAAGAAAGATTTCATTAAGATTGCGGAAGACATTATGTATTCAAGACAAATGGCCAAAGCACATTATCCATCAGATATAAAGTTCGGTAAGAAATTGGCAACGGCATTGTTTAATTATTTGGTTAATAACAATCTTATTAAAGAAAATATAAATGAGAACGATGATAGGTTAACAGGTAGAAGATTATTATATATTGCGGATGAATATCTTGAAGATAATTTAAATCCAAAGGATGTATGTGATTATTGGGTAACAGATGAGGTAAATCTTTATGTAAACGAAACAATAGGTGAAATTACAAGATATATAACAAATAAAATTTTTAATGTTAGAAACTATGGTCTTGATAATAGTGATGAATGGGGGAGAATTTTTGATATAACATACGGTCTTCTATTAGAATTAAACTACGACCGTAAAGTTAGGGATTTTTTTTATGAGTCACTTGATAATTGTGAATAAGGATATTTATCAATATGAATCTACAAGAACAAATATTAAGAATTAAACAGGTTATGAATCTGAATGAAGATGAAGATAGATTAAATCAAATCTTAGATAAGATTAGTGCCAAAGGAATGGGCTCATTAAACAATAGAGAGAAAACATTCTTATATAGTTTAAACAAAACAGATATACCTCAAGAAACTGAAAACTACGATTACAAAATTGTTGTTGTATATAATAAAAACTATAATCCTCAAATGGTCAAAAAAATTATTGAGCGTCTTTTTAGAAATGAAGGGATCAAATCAGAAGTTAATGATATTTTTATGGGTTTGGGAATGGGATTTGGTTATGAGATTAGATTAAATAACTATTTCTTATATGAAGATAAAATTCGTGATTTTTTAACAAAAAATGGTTTTCAGATAATACAAGAAGAACCTATAAGTAATGATACAGAAATACCTCAAGAAGTTGTTGATAAGGTTCAAAAAAATACCCAAAACTATGACGTATTGTTGTCGCCAAATCATGGACATAAATTAACCTATAGTCAAGAGATGAACAGAATTGGAAAAATTCTAAATCGGAATAATATTCATAACTATTTTATGGATGGTGACGATGGTTCGATAAAACTTACGTTAAACAAATTATCCAAAGAGGAAAGAGATAAAATTTATATAATATTATCCAATTCGGGATATGATATTACCCAAAACCAAATGTAATGAATTTACAAGAACAAATAAGAAGAATATAATCAATGATGGGGTTTATTAATGAATCGGATTATAATGTTATTTATGACCCTAATTATTATTTGAATGATTTCTTTATTTTAAAATGTTCATAAAACTCAGGGTAACTATCTAAATATCCTTTAAGAGTTTCCTCATCAAACTCAATGTCTTCAGCCATCCAATACCAATATAATTTTTCATTTACATCAAAACCATAATAATCATGACAATCCATTTGTACCGCACATACTTTCTCGGCGTCGTCGTGTTGACCAATACAAATAAAACCAGATGAAATGTCTTTTAATAAATTACTTTCGCCAAGAGGGATATATCTATTATTTATCCAATTTAACCTTTCAATAATTTTTTGATAAAACATATTGGCACTACCCCACCTTACCGACGTAAAAAAAACAACACAATCAGATTCAAAAAGTTCTTTAGATATTTTCCATAATTCATCGTCTGGGTTATGTAATGATGCCCAACATCTATGATTACCCGACGGATTTTTAGTTTTATCTTTTAATAATGCCGCTTTTATACCACACTGATTACCATCTTCTCTAGAAACATTACCCTCACATGGGTATATATTTAAATCAGGAACATTTAGTATTGTACAGTTATCTAATTTTTTTGAAATTACTTTGGCTAAAATTGTGGACTTAGGTGTTTGTTTCTCAAGTAGTTTTTGATATCTATTAGAACAAGTTAAAAATAAAACCTTCTTGTATTTTTTTAAATTTTTAATAGTATCGACTAACTTTTTATGGTTTCCTTCTTTTATCATATAAATAAATATATGATTTTAAAATAATTCATTCAAACAAAAAATAATATTTGTTTAATTTATTAAAGTATTTATTTATATGAACCTAAAAGAACATATAAGAAAAATACTAAAGGAGGAGGTATACTCACCAAGTGGAACTGAAATGACACCTAATAAGTTTGTAGCGCATCAATCAAATCCAAAATGGAGAAAGAGTATACGACTTAATGGTTTGCTGACATCGGTAGGGGAATGTTATGAGAATCACGCAATGGATTTATATGGTGAATGGTATACGGAATGTCAACCAGCAATTTTCGCCACAGATTCAATGAATAAAGAAGATATGTTCGATAGTGGTTATAATGATGACATATGGTTAATAGACACAGAATGTGCTAAAGTTACTTGGTATAGAGACGCACACTTCGAAGGTGGGGATTATGAACATCATATTGTAACATTTGAGAATATATCACCTAACTGTATAAAATTAATCCATAAAGGAACGGGAGAAAGTATTTGGTAATATGAACCTACAAGAACACATAAGAAAAGTATTACAAGAGGAAACGAATTACCTTAGAATGATAACACGTAGGTTACCACCAGATAAATTATATAATTTAGAAGGTGATTTCAAATCGTCATTGTATTATATATCAAATATGTTTGTTAAGCAATACAAAGCAAAATCAAGCAACTTATCGGAAAAAGAATTCATAAGAGCGGTTATTGTTGATTTAATATCAATAATTGAATTGAGACGTTATTTTCCTGATAACGTGGAATGGTATGAGAATTCGGTGGATGCATTATCAAAACATTATCAAAAAAGAATAAAACAAATGTACAAAACATTAAAGAGAGAATAAAGATCCTTCACAAAAGTGGGGGATTTTTTGTTTGTGATATATTTATAATAAACAAAATATATTATGAAAAAGATTATAAGATTAACTGAATCCGATTTGGTTCGTATGATTAAGAGAGTGGTTAAAGACAGTATCAACGAAAGTATGAATAATGATATAGTTTTAATTGACGATGAGGATATCAATGAAGAGGATATTGTTAAAAAAGAAGAGTTCACAAACAAATATGGTGAGAGAATAATAATGATAGAGATGAGTGATGGTGAGGTATTAATTAAACATTCAGACGTGAATGAGAAATTTATGTTGTTTGATAGTTTAATACAGAAATCGGGTGATCATTATAGGTTACGTATTTATTTTAATGAAGAAGAAAGAGGATACATAGCCAGCTTCTTTAACGGAACTAACTACGAAAGTTTAATATCAGGATTATCCGTTAGATAATAATATAAGAAATAATAAGGATCCTTCACAAATGTGGGGGATTTTTTGTTTATATGAAAATTATTTATATCTTTGTGGTATGGAAAAAGTTTGTAACACTTGTAACACGGCGAAGCCGGCGTCCGATTTTAGAAACAGGAATCAATGTAAGACCTGTGAGAATAAGATTAGGTATCAGAAGAACAAAATAAGAAAACAAACAGATCCTGAGTTCGCTTCGTGGTGGAGATCATTTGACGTACAAAGAAAGAGAAGAAAGGAAAAGGAAGACCCTATGACGGGATTCATTCAGATCATGAGAGTATGTGTAAGAAAAGGTTTAAGTAGAAGAGGATACACAAAGAAATCAAGAGCATATGAAATACTCGGAGCTGAATGGTCGGTGGTTAAATCACATATGGAATCTCTATTTAAAGAGGGGATGACGTGGGATAATCACGGAGAGTGGCACATAGATCATATTATTCCAATATCGTCAGGAAAGACGGAAGATGAGGTTGTAAAGTTATGTCACTACACCAATCTACAACCATTGTGGAAAACAGAAAATTTATTAAAGGGTGATAAGATATTATAAGAGTATACGATCAAATCATTCACTCAATCCTCCCGTTCGTAAACTCACTACGGATTTCATTCATAATTTTATCCTACACTCTTATACCGTCATATTCAGATCATACGGTAAAATGTAGGTTATTTACCGTCAGTATCGTAATGGGGATTACAGTAATACACATTTCGTTTACAGTAAACTACTTAGTGTAAACAATTCCCCCCATTTAATACAAGACCCCCACTTACATACAGACATTGTGGTAAACGATCAGTAATCTGATGAGGTGTTCACTATTAGAGGATGTTCAGTTACACTCCACTGGCGTGTCGGTCTACGACACTGAACAAGAGAAAATAATGAACGTTAAGTAGATCATAAAGTTACTTATAATTTATATCATTCAGAACAGGTTTCACCTGACAATAGTGATATACTTGTAAGTAATTTACTTGTTTAAAAGTATGTCTATTATTAGGGGGTCTGAGGTTGAATGGATCCCTGACGGGTCGTTGAAGTTATCTATTTAATGATCTATAAGTGATCTACTAACGTCCTAAAGGACTGTCCACGGCTCTTGTACTGTAACCCTATATTTTTCGCTGGACTTTACATATAGTAAAAAAAGTGGTCCTGTAGGTATCAGGAGAGGGAATTTATTGGTCCTCACCATAGCAACAGAACCATAATGGTGGAACAAAGTGGGGGGAATTAGTATACAGGTGGGGAACCAAAACCCTGTGAAGGGACTATCCCCATTACAAAGCAGACATGACATTTTGACATAATCAAGTAAATTAACAAATATTTATTAACAAAAACCCCCATGATGATAGAGATATTCAAGGAATTCAAAACTGAGGTACAAGAAATTAATGGTACCAAAACTGTGACATATTGTCATCCCACTTTCCCCCACTTCTCAGGAGTGTGTGAATATGAGGAGAAGATAATTACAGGAGTAAACAAACCGATAAGACAGAGAGTATTGATCTTGGTGAATTGTGAGATGGGGGATGTGATAGAGTTCATACACAAAAAATCCCCACTAACAAGTGAGGATTTAATGTTGATCAATAAATTGATCAGGGATCATTCATACGAAATGGTGATATCAAATTAACCTTTTCAACGAGGGGGATCCAGATCGTGATCGGTAATAATATGTTTACGAATCCAATTTGATAATTTAGATTCGGGACGGTGGATAAGTGTGTAGTAACAAACACACGCGAACAACAGTATCAACACAACTATGCTGATAACAGTGAAGAGGATGGTTAAGATTATAGTCATTCCTCTTCTTCTTTTACAATTTCTATTTCTCTAATCACACCAAACGAGGGGGAGAAGTTATGGATCCAATTAAACAATGACATCCCAAATATCAGGGAGAACATAACAATGATTACTTCAATACTACTTTTCATAATACAAGTATAAGAAAAATAAATTGATTAGACAATATGTTTTTTATAAAAGATGATTATATTTATAATAGATCATTCACCCCACAGTAGGGAGTTAGTTGTTCAGTAACCTTGATGGTACGTAAAGGACAAGATGATCACAACAACAAAACAAATCTGATAATCTCTCATTACC